TGTTTCATCTTCAAGTGTTCCAATAAGTTTGTCTATTTCATCTTTTTCATCTTTGACAAGTTTTGAGTTTTCCTCAATCTTCTTGTTGTAATTATCCTGTGCCCTTTCCGCTGCTGTCATAGAGTCCCCAGCAAGGACAACTGCCGTTATCAAAGTTCCAAGTGCCACGGCTGCTAAAACATAAGGGTTGGCAAGTATTGTCTTATTCAATACTTCTTCCGCTACCGTCAAAGCTTTAGTTACAGTAGTATGCAACACTTGCGCCATTGTCATGCCATTGGTCATTTGAGTAGAAAGAACAAGTGCTGTCTTATATGCCCCATAGGTTACTACGAGCCCAGCCAGCACCTTGCCTACCTGCTCATAATTCTCCACGAGTTTTGTGCCAATTTGAACGGCACCCATGATGACACCCTCACCCTTAGAGCCTATCTCATTGAACATATTATCAAAGGACTCTTGGAGCATTGAAATCTGACCATTGAGCGTTTTTGCGCCTTCTGATGCCATACCATAGAACTTACCTCCTGCTGATGTTGCAGAGATAAAGGCATCCTGCACCATCTTTGAAGTGATAGCACCCTTTGACATCTCGTTTTTGAGTTCACCGATGGATTTGCCCGTCTTGCGAGCGATTTCCTCAAGCGGGTTGAATCCTTGATTTACCATTTGCATGAGGTCCTGCCCCATCAACTTTCCTGCACTGCTCATCTGCGAGAAAGCTAATGCAAGGGAGTTGAACTTCCCTGTATCACCCATTGAAATGTCACCGATAGCCTTTAGGTAGTCGATAGACTTCTCAGCCTCGATACCAAAGGATGTCATCATCTGTACCGCACCGACCATATCCTTTGTGTTCAGTGGCGATGCAAGGGCATATTCTTTAATTTGCCCCATGATATTGTTTAGACGCTCCTCATTACCTCCCAATAGGACTTTAAGGGATGTTTCCATGCTCTCGAACTCTGCACGGACGGATATAACCTTACTTGCAAGTTCTTTCAGTCCCATGCCGCCAAGAAGCATACCGCTCATCTGCTTGAGCTTACCAGTAAGCATGTTCATGGTTTCTGCTGTTCCGCCACCTTCCTGTCTTAACAATGCGTATTCATCACGGAGTTTCTTTACTGACAGCCTTGCCGTTGCCTGTTCTTGTGTGAGAGCAAATAACGATGCCTTTTCTTCATCAAGAGCCTTCTTGGCTGCTTTCCACTCTGCAAGTTTGGCATCAGATGTCAAAGGAGACGACTTAACAGACTCACGATAAGCATCGCCCAAACGCTTAACATCAGCGGCAACGTCCCTAACTACTCCTTTCTGAGCAATAATCTTCTCTGTAAAGTCATTGACACCCTGCGATGCTGCAAATATCTTCTGCTTGAAGTCTGTTTCCATTGCAGCGGATGCTTCGGCAATCTTACCAGTGACATTCCCTAATTCCTTAGAAGTCTGTTGTAATTTACTATTCAGCTTATTAAAGGATGTAGGGTCTTGAATAGCATCTACACCTTTAATCTCCTGCTTTAACTTCGTTATCTCATCTCGTAACCGCTGAACCTTTTCATAGTCTGCTTGTACACGGAATTTCAATTCTGCCATATCTACTTTCTTCTTCTGTTTGCGAGTTCCTTACCGCTGATTTTCTTCACCACGTCACCGAAAGCCTCATGTTGTTTATCTTTCTGCATGATAATGAGATTGCGATAAGGAATTTGATTAACTACTTCGTCATACGTCAGATGCAAGCTATCCATGAATGACGCTATTTGTCCCAAAAGGGTTTTATTTCCGACTACTTCGGTGTTGCTGCCAGCAGGCTTGCGTTCTTCGTCAAACTGACAGCTTTCAAGAAAGGGGCTATGCCGATAAGGTCAAAACCTACTGCAAGCGCATCTACGACCTCCTCAAGTGTTCCATTGCATAATTCCTTAGTCTTGGATAAATCGCCTGCCATAAGCCACGAGAGAGCCTTTGCGTACGCTTCACTATCCTTTGCAGACAGGAGCATCTCTTTTATTGAACTACCCTCTGATAGGTTTATGTCACTGATACACGATATAGCACCTGCCAACCGCTTAATCGTAGGAGGCTGAATTGCGTATGCTTGATTATTCACGTAGACAATCGCATAGTCATTGCCTAAGATTGCATCTGATACTAATTTACTTGCTTTACTCATACTGAAAATAAAAAAGGGTGGAGGTGGTCTTTTCGCCACGTTCCACCCCGATATTATCCTGAAATCTTACCCTATGCCAAAGCCTTTACCTCTGATTCGTCAAAGTTATACTCTGGTGACACACCATCAACGGTAGGAGCCTGAACAAGACCCTTGACTGCAATAGCGATAGCCTTGTCGGTGTTCGCCTCACGTGCTACAATCTGACAGTTAGGGAAGATGAACCATACATCGTCCTCAGTTAGACAGAACAGAGCCTTCTTGATGACAACCTTATCAGTAGCTCGCTTCCAACCAACGATGTCATCCTTATCAGTGCCTGCACCGCCCTTCTTGATGACTTCACCACCCATAAGAGCAGCTTTGGCAGCATAGTCATACTGACCGATTGAGAACTGAGGGGTAATATCTCCTTGGGTGGTGTCATAGCGGTAGGCTTGACCCGTGAGCTGGTTCTTGTATGGAGTGACAGAAGCCTCGCTCTCCTCAATGTTCCATGTTTCACCATGCACGTTCATCACCTCATTCTTAGCAGTCTTGGCAGCCTTGATGATTGTACTTGCAGTTGCTGCGGTAAGGTCATTCTTGATTACGGAAATGTCAGCATAAAAAATCTTCTTAATACCGACAGCTGAAATTTTTCCCATATTTACTTTACGTTTAATGCGTTAAACAATATTCTACAATTAATAAAATGGCACTTCAAAGCAGTGTCCGCTTCAATGTGGATAGTATCTATCTCATAGTTGTATCTTGTTCCGTCAAACTCGCCCGTTACGCTTTTGAGGAGTTCTTTTGCCTTTCGCTCCAAATCTTTTAATCGGAGTGTATTGGCAATTTTCGCCCCCAAATCTGGAACACACAGATTGACGTCACAAAAACACTTCTCCCAATACTTGCTCGGGGTCTGCCCTTTCACGTGGATAGTAATGCGTTCATCTTTCAACTCCCCATTAATGGTTTTGCCGAAAGGGACTATCTCTATCCCAAACACCTTACAATCTCGGTAGAGAATATCTGCTATGTCGGTAGTTACTATCATTCAAACATTTCTTTTAGTTTCTTCTCTGCTCTCAACGCAGGGTCACTCAGTACAACAAATCCCTTTGCCTCGACATATGATGCGTAAGGAGCGGTGTTCTCTAATGTCAGTCCGTCCTTGTCCACATCGTAGGTATTGGATGTTCTCAAAGTAAGTGTGTGGTCTTGGTATGTTCCGCTTTCCTCTGCATCCTTAACGGCAGCATCGCCAACGTCTATCATACCTTTCTGAACCTCCCACTCTAAATCATCAAAGAACTGGTCTACATCAGAGAAATCACTATCTATAACCATAATTCAGAGTTATTGAAATAGTTAGCGTTCTTTACAATGTAAACCTTACCTTCTCCTCGTACGCTGTCGCCCTCAAGACATCTTACCTCTGTACCTGCTTTAATATCGACATTCATCTCACATACTACGTGAAAATTAGGTCTGTACACATCACCATTAGGAGAGTTAAACTCTTTTGTGGTGTTGTCATCACAACGGCACTTACAGAGTGTTACCCACTCTTCACCTCCCGTATTAGGGATTGGGTGTCCGTATTCGTCCTCTTGGAGTGGTGTTACCCTTTTAACCTGCAATATGTGGGGTGCAAATATCATAAGATGCGTATCTTCGGTTTATTGTCGTTGAGTTCATCCTTCAATCCGTACTTCTTACAAAGGAGAGAGTAATAGTCCTTTACGCCTTGAGTGTTCCACGACATAGAGAAACCGCTCTCATTGATAGAAGTAGGACGAAGCAAAAGGGATGGAATGAAATGAGCAATAGCAACAGATATGGAATCTACGTTATCACTCATTACATCATCATCTATTGCCACTTTTGCATTGAGAGACATATCCAACAAGTCAGCCTCCGACACTTGTATGGCGAAGGACTGAAACTTGCTTGATATGTATTCCTTGATGCTCATTAGCCTAATTTGGAAAGGTCTGCGATAGCCATCTTGTTTGGAATATTGATGTCGGGGATAGCTTCGAAACCATACTCCATAAAACGTCCCTCGTCAGTTCGTTTAGATGAGATAAAACCCCTGCCATCTTCAATCTCTTGATAGGCACGACCATCATTAACCTTGTCGGTCATTTCGTAAGGCTTCTTCCAACGCATAAAGCCGAGTTTGGTATTATCCGCCATCATAGGCAAGAACGAAATCTTGTCA